CAGAATATAGGCCTGTCAGTGAAGGCATAGAGGAAAGGTCTGGCAGATGAGTTTAGTGCTCAACGTCGAAATCCTTGGCGAGTTCAAGAAACTTACCCAGGCCACTAAAGGCGCAGGTTCCGATCTAAACGACATGAACAAGCGCGCCCAAGCGGTAAGCAAAGGCATCGGTCGAGCATTCGCGGCCATTGGTATCGGTCTATCTTTCAAAGTCTTAGCCAACGAAATAAAAGAAGCAACTCAGGCCGCTATCGAGGATGTTAAAAGCCAGACCCTATTGGCTAACGCGCTGAAGAACACCACAGGCGCGACAGACGAACAAATTGCCTCAGTCGAAGAAGTCATCCGCGGCTACCAGTTCAGCGCAAGCGTCGCCGACGACACACTTCGTCCGGCTTATCAAAAACTTGCCTTGGCGACGAAATCAACTACGGAAGCAAACAAGCTCTTGGGCATCGCCCTGGATGTTTCTGCTGGCACTGGTAAAGACCTCGATGCCGTGGCTCAGGCCATGGCGCGAAGCCTGGCAGGTTCAGACACCGCGCTTCTAAAACTTATCCCAAGCCTCAAGGGTTCAAAGACCCCAATGGAAGACTTGGCCGCAGCGTTCGGAGGCGCAGCTGAAAAGGCCGCCAACACAGACCCTTATGCTCGCATGAAAATTATCTTTGACGATCTACAGGAAACAGTTGGCATGGCTTTATTGCCGACATTAGAAAAGTTCGCAGCCTGGGTCGCCAGCCCATCCGGTCAAGAAAAACTACAAAAGTTTATAGAGCTAGTCACTGGTTTGGCTGGCAAGTTCGAAATCCTTGCAGGTTTCGTTATCGACAACGCTGACCAGTTCATTGCTTGGTCAGGAGTGATTGTCGGAGTCGGTCTAGCCATAAAGGGTCTTTCTGCAGGTCTAGCAATCTATAACGGCATAGCAGCTATCACGGCCGCTCGCAACGCAGCTGTGGCTGCTAGCCAGACCGCAGTTGGAACCACCGCAACAACCGCGGCAGTCGGAGTCAGTTCACTAGCAGCTTCGCTCAGGCTCATAGCGGCAGTCGCTGGAACCGTTGCACTAGTTCTGTCGCTCGGTGGAGACGCACCAAAAGAAGCACCTCGAGTTCCAATAAAACAAGTACCTAATTCACCATTGAGAACCCCTGCTCCGACCGTGCCAAAAACAGGTTTCAACTTCAACACCGGACAGATAAACACCACAATCAACGTCACCGAGCCCAATGCAACAGCCTCGGACATAATTAAAAAACTTGATGACTACTACACAGCCACAGGCGCAAGACTACGCCAATGACAGCAATAGCCGACTTTGACATTGCGACCGATGTAAAGGTCGAAATCTATGTGCCAAACGCAGCTGGGGATGTATTCATTCTTGGAGTCTCAGTCCTGGGTGGCACTGACTTACTTGGTGGAGACGGGCAGTTCATAATCGGTTACTCGTTGCTTGGCGGCACTGATGTTTTGAGCGACGGCTCTGGAGCCTACTCATTCATCTGGGAACCAATTCAATGCTCAGTATCTAACATGGACATCAGCCTGGGTGGTCAGATTCAGTCAAACATTACTTTCCAGCCCGAACCAAGTGCCCTAGCCATCACAGTTCAGTCATGGACTTTCGACCCGAATAACAATTCTTCAGTCAGATCAGGCACCCGAATCAGAGTTCGCCTAGACGACGGCATCGTAAACCACACCCTTTTTGCTGGCTTTCTCGAAACAATAAACGTCACATACAGACCGGATGGCCCAAACCTGATCCAAATGACAGCCTTTGACGGCCACAAGCGCCTAGTGAACTTTAGAGTCGAGAACTGGGATACGACCGGTTATGGCGCAGGAATCTCTCCGACTGACCAAATAGATGAACTAGCAACGGCCACAGGAAACGTCTTGTCATCATCAAGCACGATCCTGCCAGGACTAATTCCAACCGAAGTAGCCACGAATGTGATTGCCTCAAACTTTCTAAACGATGCCCTCGAGGTTGGACTTGGTATCTTCTGGATCAACCCAGAAAATAACGAGCTAGAAGTAAGAGACAGGCCAACAATAGTTACAGCTGGCATGACCACTTACGTTATTGGTAACAACCACGGGGAAGAGAACCACTTGTGCATGTCCGATATCAAAGTCAATTCGAATACCGACTCATCAATAAACGACCTAAAAGTCACTCTCTCATCAAATGACGCAATCTCAGTAGTAGTCCGAGACCAGGATTCGATAGAACTCTACGGGGAACTATCCGAAGACGTGACAATAAACACCACAGACATCACAGAACTAGAACGCTGGGCTAACCAGGTGTTCTCGGGTACACCCACCAAGCAAGTCGACATGGTGCAAACACCTGCACTTGACCGCCAAGGCAACCTAACCGAAGCCGCACTCTTTACGCCAGGCACGTACATTGGCGTGAATTACCAAACAGATAACATCCACATCGTCGATTACTACACCGTGGTAAAGGCACGTCAATCCGTAGACGTAAACAACTGGTTCACTACACTAGAACTCTGGAAGGAATTCTAAAATGGCTTACAAAGTATTCGCTAATGGATTCGCGCTGAACGCATCCGAACTAAACACCTACCTGATGAACCAATCGGTAATGGTGTTCGCCAACGCAACAGCTCGAGATGCCGACCTGGCGACACCCCTCGAGGGAATGCTCGTCTGGCTTCAAGACAGCAACAAATTTGTTTACTACAGCGGCTCTGCCTGGACTGATCTAATTCCTTCAACGGCTCAGTCAATCTCAGACAAGTCTGCGAACTACACAATCGTCGCTGGAGATGTGGATAAACTTATCCGCTCGACAGGTTCAGCAATCACCCTTACCATCGCCAACGTTCTCACAGTTGGTCAGCGCATCGACTTCGCACAATACGGAGCCGGGCAGGTAACTTTCGCAGCTGGTGCAGGAGTAACTTTGAACAGCGCAGACGGCAATCTAAAAACTGCAAAACAGTATGCTGGCGCAACTGTTGAATGCGTGGCTTCAGGAGTTTACTGGCTCGTCGGTAACCTAGGAGCATAATGTCTGTCCTGCCTTTAGGAATCCTAGCCTCGAGCGGTGGTGGCGTCGGAGGCCCAGCGTTCGAATTGATTAGCACACAGCTTCTGTCATCAGCAGCATCCAGTGTCACTTTTAGCTCGATTCCAACAAATTACAAACACTTACAGTTGCGTTACACCGCTCATACAAACTCAAGCCAGTCAATTTTGCGCGCTCGTTTCAACGGTGACAGCACCTCAGCCAATTACACACGCCACGATCTAACTGGCAATGGCTCTGCCGCTGGTTCAAGTGCCACAGTAGCTGGGGGTTGGCTTGACTTTGGGCCACTAGATCAGGGAAGCAACCTTGTCGGTGCCGGAGTAATTGATGTTCTTGACTATGCGGATACCAACAAAAACAAAACAACCAGGGCATTGTCTGGTAGATCAGGAAGCACAAACAGATTGGTTCAACTTGCTTCTGGTGTTTGGTTGAGCACCTCTGCCGTCAGTTCACTTACTCTAAGCGAGGCAACCGGCAGTCAGAACCTGCTAAGTGGTTCGCGTTTTTCACTATACGGAATTAAGGGATAATCATGCCAGCAGGAGTTTCAGCCCTAACGCCACTAGCAAATACGACTTTGAGCAACAGCTCAACATCGACGGTCACCTTCTCAAGCATTGTTGGCACCTATCGAGACTTGGTATTAGTGATGCAAGGCTCAACCACAGGCAACGCTAACGTCCGTATGCGTTTCAATGGGGATACAGGAAGCAACTACGCATTTGTTTTTCTCGCAGGTGGCTCTGGACTTCAAGCCAGCGGAGTCGCTACTTTGGATTGGATGTACGCGAACTACTATGCCAACTGGGATACAGCTCAGGCAAACATAGTTGTCAACTTTTTGGATTATGCGCAGACTGATAAACATAAGATGGTCACAATTCGCGATAATGCAGCATCCACTTACACGGAAACAATTGCAGGCCGTTGGCCGTCGACAAGTGCAATAACTTCTATTGCAATAAACGCGAGCGGATTGTTCGCAGCTGGAACAAGTTTCAGCCTTTACGGAGTGAGTGCCTAATGGAACTAATACAGGCCGCGGTTGTCGGCTCGGGCGGAGCAGCCAGTATTCAATTCGCTGCAATCCCACAAACCTACACTGATCTAGTTCTTCTAGTCAGTGTGCGAAGTGGCAGCAGCGGCGACACTTTGTTTCTGAGAATAAACGGTGACGCACTATCTTCCACCACCTCCAAAATCCTTGAAGGCAACGGAGCTACTGCAACTGGAAGTTCAAGCACAAGCAACACGTTTGTCAGATTTGGAACAATTACGAGCGGAGCCTCAGCTAACACCTTTAGCAGTGGATCGGCTTATTTGCCTAACTACACCGGGTCTGCCAACAAAACCGTTTCAGTAGATTACGTCATGGAAAACAATGGCACCACGGCATACCAGACAATCGTTGCTGGCACTTTCCCAGTAACCGGCGCAATCACTTCGCTCCTGGTCAGCAACACAAGTTCCTCAATAGCCCAATACTCAACCGCCTACCTCTACGGAATCCTAAAAGGTTCCGGCGGGGCAACCGTTTCATAACAAAGGAAAACCATGAAGAAAATCGTTGTAAACTGCGAGACCGGTGTAACCGAAGAAATCGACCTAACACCAGAAGAAATCGCTGACCTGGAATCAAGCCAGGCTGCGCTAATTGCTCAGCAAGAACTCGATGCAGCAGCCGCCTTGGCTAAGGAAACTGCTCGAGCCAGCGCACTAGCCAAACTGTCTGCACTCGGTCTAACCGATGAAGAGATCGCAGCACTCTAATGCCTGAGACCACCGACCGCGAACTGCTCATAACGATCATCAAAGACCTGGCAACACTCAAGGCTGAGATGAACGGTTACAAGCAACTCGAGCGCGACGTTCGTGAATTACAAAAAAAGATATATCTATTCATGGGCTTCGCCGGTGCTATCGGTGGTTCAATCGTTGCAATCGCACAAGGAGTTATGACCAATGCCTAAGCAAGTAACCGTTCAAACATTCCACCCAGCCAAGGTGTCGCGCATCGGCGACAAGTTCGGCACACACTCCGAGACGCGCAAGAAACTAGGACTCGGCCCACACCGAGGCCTCGACTACTCAGTCCAATCAGGCACACCGCTCCTGGCAATCGGATCAGGTCGCGTCAAGGCTATTGGCTTCACCAAAGTGCTAGGCCACTTCATCGAAATCAGCGCACCGGTAATTGTCAAAGGCAAGCTCGAGGTCAAAATCTTTGGCTATTACCACCTACTCGAAGACCAGGAGCAATTTTGGAAAGTTGGCGACCCAGTAAAAGGCGGCCAGGTTCTTTGCAAGTCAGGCAACACAGGCACAGCCACATCGGGCGCGCACCTACACCTAATGGCGGGCGACAAAACTAACCTGGCAACAAGCCCAGTCGAAGACCCACTAGCACTTATCGAGGCCACACTCACGCCTCAGACAATCACCGTCGACGACGAGGAGGAACCAGTTGCCAAAAAACCAGCTGCTAAAAAACCTGCTAAAAAGTAGCCCACTCAAAAGAGTCACCCGCGTCGCAGCATTCGCGCTCGGGGCTGGAATCGCCTTTCTAGGGGCTGGAAGCCTCCAAGGGTTGCAACCACTCGAGTCTGCCCAGTTTGGTGCCACAGGAGCCGTCCTAGGGCTTCTCATGGCTATTCTGTTCACCTACGCTGGCAAGGGTCAAGTGCCAGACGAGGACT